CCAACCATTTGTAGTCGATGGAGGGTCACCGCTACTGGCTTCCGAACTAAAGGTTACTATTTCACCGTTAGACTTGGTCACATCAATATCCGTGTCAACGGCTATATTCGCATAGTCGGTCACGGTTATAGTCGCTGAACCCGCAACCCCGCCAATAGTGTGCGCGTGCCATGCCTGTATCTTCTGATCAGGCTGGTAGGTCATAGCGGCTAACGTGCCATCAGATAATATAGACCAGATAATCGGATCTGGCGTACGCTGGGCGTCAAAGTGAGTAATGCCGCCAGACGTTATGTCCTCCGATAAAAGGGTAAGATCCGGGGCCTGGAAGCTGTCCGTCAGGAAATCAAATGTAACCTCATGCAGCTTCTCGCCGCCACGCTGTACAAATAGCAAGGCGTTCTTGATGGGCACGGGCTGTATCCGCGCGGACCCCTCAGAGGTTTGCTGCCGCACAATGATATTGCTTGGGGTGATAGCGGCGCTGTTCGCGCCCTTAACTTGCCATTCAGCTCCGACAGTCCCTATAAACAGGGAGTTCCTGGCCTGACTGAGCCACTGGATGATATTAACCTTGTTGGCCGCAATAGTGAACGGTATAGGGTCATCGGCATTAGCGCCTGGGGTAAAATTCTCGTAGTCGTCTACTTTAGATATCCAGACTGTCTGGGGCCTGTGGGCGGAACCAGCAAGACAAAGACGCTGCTCGAAGAATGTGATGCAGCCAGGATACCCTCGCTCTGCCGAGAAAGCGCCTTCGCGCCAAGTCGTAACGGCGGATGTCCCGCCCAGGGCAGATACCACAGTAGCCGTGACGTGAGTTGTATCTGTAAATCCGGTAACCTTGGCATATCCAGTCGTGCTGTTGGTAATGCGGAAAAACGCACCTACGTGGTTAGCGGTGAATATGGCCGTAGAGGCTGTAAGCGTAACACTCCCCGAAGTGGCCGACGAGGCTATGGTTGTCGCCGTCGTGTTGTCGTCAAGGTAAGGCCCATCAACAAAGACCACGTCTGACAAGGTAAAGGATGTCGCAGAATTGCGAACCAACTGACGCGGCGGATGGGAGCGATGGACGATATAAAGAACATCAGCAGACTGAGCGAACTGCAACTCGTCCAACTGAGCATCCGTGTACGTCGTAGTAACCTCTACAGCGGACCCGGAAACAACCTGTGCAGATTGCGCGTAAAACCGAATGTAGGTGTGGCCAAACTCCAGGCAGTAGGCATTGGTGTCCGAATATTCGAACGGGACCAGACGGAACTTCCTATCAGTACCGGCAGCGGAGTCCTTGCCCTCTGCGACATACATCGTGCCGAAGCGCCGCCCTGCACCACCCTGGGGGTAGACCACCATATTCTCCAGAGTCTTCAGGGAGTTCCGGTAGCTCTCAATATCCACCCTGCCGAAAAGTCTAGGACTTATCTGGCCTCCGGTGAAGTTGGTCTGTATGGCATTTACCCGCGCCATCAGCCACTCGTCCACTTCCTCCAGTCGGAGGTAAAGTCAGTGCCAAGCCTAACCGCAGCAAAATGATCCGAGGATATGTCGGGGGGTGCCCCCTCTTGCCCGTCCATCATACGAGCCTCTCTCAATGTCATCCGAAATGTCTGTAGAAGATCGGCCTGTTTCTGGACCGATCCCGTAATCCGATAAGCTATAGTGTGCGCCAGTTTCTGGGCGATCACATCAATAAGAAGAGAGTCCATGTCGCTAACATTTGCTATACGACTAATGTACTTGATATTCAGCGTGCTCTGATCCGACACTATGGACCGGCCCTCCACAGCCCATTCCCTATCGTCCAGATTCTCTACCTCAAGAATCCGTAAGCAATATGGGTCCGTGGGCAACGTGAATTGATAGGCCCATTCCCAGGCAGGGGCATCCGTGAGCGCGGCTAAACTGGCTCTAACTATGGATGAATTCCATGGGTGCATACGAAGCACCTGATCGCGGCAATCACTATAATGGGCGTTGCACGCCCGCGCTCTGTCAGTGTTATCGGTAAGAGCAGTTATGGAGCTGTCGCCAATATAAGTTAGCGCAAGATTACAAATCGCTACTTCTGAAGACGCCATTCAGGTTCTCCCTTAACAGAGTGTGTGGGGACGGGACTGCTGGCCCGCCCCCACTCTCCGACTGCACCGAATTAACAGTGCCCACATTACCGCCTTACGGCGATAATTGCTTAGTCAACAACGTAAAGCATCTGAAGCTCTACGGTCCCGGTTCCCGCTGCGCCACCCATGGTGACAGTTACAGGGTAACCGGAGTAGTCGGCATCGATCACAGTGTTTCTGCCAAGAGCCGAAGTGGCTGCGACAGCAACAGTCGTAATCGCGGTTGACGCGGCTGCGGCAAAAAACTCATCCGCATCCAAAGCCACAGCAGTGCCAGCAGCATTATTATAGGCGGCGTGACCCACCGATAAAGTTGTAGAGCTGGCCATGGCGTCATGAGTTAACGTGCCTTCAAGGACTCGCGCCCCATTAGGCAAATTAAACATCTCAATGACATCACCAGAAGCAAGAGACGAGGCTTCGTACAGCGCATAAGCAATACGAACCCTCCCGCCTGCCTCACTGGGCTTGATCTTTTTAGACGGAATGGTTTGATCCCATGACGTCTTTTGTACTGAGTAGACAGTAGCCATGATCTATCTCCCTCTACTCGTTACATGCAATTTGGACTATCTTCTCTTCCTCGACGCGAGTTGCGCCAAGAGACATAGAAAGATAGACCTGAGTTGCATAGCTTTTGTCATCACGTTCCGATACGCGAGTCGATACATCGTCACCGATGGCGAGTCCTATCGCAGACGGCACAAATGCATAGACGAGACGACTTGGTGTCGAGTCCGTCGCCAAGCGTTCCGAACGAATGAAGGTGAACCCAGCGAAATCCGAAATTTCACCCTGAGCCAAGGCTTTGACGGTGTTGTAATCAGAACTTTTGACTTCAGTCGTATTCAACAAGTCACTGATTTGACTACCGGCGCAGACAATGAACATTTGCTCACTATCATCAACCTCGTTGGCCCACAGGATTTCCTTAGCGGCAAGAATTTTCGCTACGGTTAGATTGGCCGAAGCATGAACAACCTTCTGACCGGATGGGAACGTAACGGCGCTAGCCGAGTCATCCTCATCAATGGCATAAGAAGAACCGCCCATGGCAGTAATGATGACATCGTCAATTTGACGCCCCATTGCCGAGCTAGCATTTTTTGCATAGCGAGACTCAGGATCGATCATCATGCGGATGACATCTTGCCGATCAATCAAATCAGCCCATTCGTAATCATCCATCGTTACCCGACGCCTTGAATGGGGTGTCGAGACCAATGGAGTATCCGCATGACGGCTGGTTCTCTTAACAACGGCAGTTGCGCCGATACGCTCGTAAAACCCGGACTTCCCCTTGAGGAAGTCAGGATCTGTGCGAACAGCCCCACGCAGACGGGAGTCCCGCTGCTGTGAGAGCATGATCACATTGTTTTTGAATTGCTGTACATGAGCAACTCCAACTTGAGTGGACATAGCATCCTCCAACAAGAATTAAGGGGTTCTTGCCAAAGGTTGCCCAACTCATGTCGGACCTCAGACTTGCGCTACGTGCGCCACCGAGCGGGTTACCGCTGTTTATCGGGCCCAGTAGGTTATCCGATGTTGCAAAAATGCCACTATAGGCGAATTAGGTCAACTCTTTTCTCACGGCTTTCTTCTGCACCTTCTTATCAGACTGCATAAGCCATACAAAGTAACGGTCAGCAGTCTCTTCAAAATCTATTTTGTGGCTGATGGAGGCCCCCTCTACCGCAAGTTTAAGAGATTCCACCCGCATCGCTAGACGGTTGCCCGCGCACCTATCGCAGCTCATTCCGGCAAATCCTCAAGCTCCTGCAACATTGCAGCAACACGATCAACTTCATTATTATGATTCGGGTCTCTCCCATTGAGGTAAGCGCCCTTCGAATCATGGCGGATGGCATTCAATTCAGCCTCAATTTCAGAGCGCCTGCTCTTCCCTCCCGATGTCGAGCGGACCCCGGCAGTGGTGTCCTCACCCATGCGAGAACCAATATCAGCGATTGCCTTTGCGAAATCGGCGTTTGTCAAAGCGACCTCCATAACTTGATCACGTAGATGTTCGGGGAAAAATCTATTAAGCGCCACACTCACAGATTGGGTATTCCTGTCATAATCACTACCCCAATCTTCTCTGAGCTTTCCAGCGGCGACTTGCTTTGCTTCCGCGTTTTGCTTCTGAACGGCAGCAATCTGGGCTTCGGAAGTCCTGGCGTACCAGTCCATCAAGACAGAAGCCTGCTTCTGGTTAAGGCCGCTAGTATGCGCCGCTGTCCGAAAGCCGGTGATCATCTCATCCGGTATAGTGAAGTCCTTCGGAGCCTTGACTGTGGAAAAGTCGTAGTTCTCAGCCTGCTCCGGTCTGCCTACCTTGGAATAAAATTTATTCCAATCGTCCTGAGTAGCCAGCTCTCCAGGCACCTGAACAGAGGAGCCAAGCCTTTTCTGAGCGTGGATGTGGCTCTGCGCCAGCTCATCAACAGACTTGAAATCTCTTATGGACCCATGATCCCGGTTCTCGGAAGAGATGCCGTCCCTCCAACTGGGTTCCGGGGTCGATACCTGGGGTTCGGATGATACAGATGGCTGCGATTCTACAGATGGAGTTTCTACAGATTGCTCACTCATCAATTAAATTCTCCAAGTCGTCTCGTTTACCGTGTTTTTGAACCATCGACTTTATATGAAGGATTACTGACCGCGCACCTTCCTTATAAGCCGTCTCATAGGGGTCGCCACGAACAAAGCTACCGCGCCTATGGTATTTCGAAACCAAGTTATTAAGGACAACAAGCCCTGTTTCACCCGTAAATAAGCGCAAGTAAGCACTGACTAGTTCCTTCTCTGTAATGTTCTTGTTTCTCATGCTTCTCCTGGAGCCGCCGCTTCTTCATTAGCCGCTTCCTGAAGAGTTTTTTCTGTCTGAGCCATACCCTGGGCGTCCTGCACCGCTGCTGACTGGAACTGTTGCTCGGCCATGGCAGCTTGCTGTTCTTGCCGTGCCTTGCGGCGCTCTGCCACAACTCGCGGATCTATAAGCACCACATTTGGCAAATCATGGTGATCATGCAGCCATCGCAAAGCAGCATCCATATCAACGTGATCCAAAACTTCAGGCTTCATCTGGGCCAGCATTCCGGCTTCTTGGACAAATGTCATAAAAGCATTGATCTCAGCCTGCTTCTGGGCACGCGATAGAGGCCCGACATACCGGATATTTAGCTGTAAGTTATCCCCGACAACCGCTGGGGGCGGCGGTATTACACCCTGCCTCGCCATAATCTTGAACGTACGGGTGATGATGGGTTCAAGCAATTCACGCTCCAGCCTACCAAGCGTAGGACCAAGAACACGCTGCATCAGATCATAGCGGACCTGGATCTCGGTAGCCGTCATCTCAGCAGAGCCACGATTGGGAAGCTCTAGCTGGTCAGCATAGAAAGCCTGCCGAATAGTATCCCGGTATTCCCCGATCTTGATCTGATTAAAGTTCATGTTAGCCTGAGTGTGGAATGGCCTGATTGACCGCTCCACATCTCGAACAACCGTGGGCTTACCGGGACGCATATTGACCTTGCCGATTACACCGTCATCTTCGACAAGGATCGGAGGATCAATCGTCTTGGCCCAGGCATTCAACTCAAGGCGAGTCGCCTCGTTCAATACCTCAATATCTGCGAGAGCCGTGTCTCCCGGCCCTCTTCCGTACATATCCCCTGTGGACTTGGACCAGCGTGGTATCGTAAACGGGAATTCCGAGTAGCCCCCTTCGCGCAATATCTCTTCATCACCGCGATCTATCCAGCAAGACTTAAACATCATCTTATTGGAATCTTCGGTATTCTCTTCCCCGCCTTCACGCGGCATGACCCAATGGAGGATCTCAAACTGATCCAGCGGGTCCGCAGCCTTATGCTTGTTGCTTAAAGCAGAGTCCCCAAACTTCCCGGATATCTGGCGAGGCGTCATCATGTGCTTGACACAAACGCTGTCTACTTGGCCGTGATGATTCTCCTCAATCAAGTAGGATTGTATTGGATACGAGTTGAAGACCATCCCGGTGTATTCTTCACCGGGGGCAGACGCCTCTTCCTGTAACATCGCCCCGGTTCCGAAAGCAGCAAGATCAAGGTAAAGCTCATGAATCTGAGAGTGAAAATTTGAGGAATTAAGCTCTGCCCACATAATACCAGCAACAGATTGTAGGTAATCCCTGATACGGGGGTCTCTATCCATATCAGGGTCGCCCGTATCGAGATCAAACCACTTTACGGCCTTCGATGTAAGCGTGCCGTGCAGAGAAGCGGCTAGATTATTAAGAGACTGCATACCGATGGAGGCATAACGCTTCTGGTTACGGCTCTCCCCACGGCTCCTCTTGGTAATAATGTCGTTCTTCCTGGGGAGTATGAAGTCAGCAATGCGCTGCCAGTCCTGTTCCCAGTTGTACCGCTCACCTTCCAGAGTTTCGGCACGCTCAATGAGTTCACTTGCTGTATACATATATGCCATTAGAGGCTAATTCCTGCGGAAAGGGTGGGACGGAATAGGTTTGCAGCGCCGAATGCGCGGTCTCTGGGAGAGGTGACTCTGGATCGTCTGAAGCTACTCCTACGCGGAAGGGTGGAGAGCATGGGAGCTACTCCCAAGTCCTCGTCCACGCCCAGGGTTGGTGTGGTCGCGTCTGATATGGACACCACATCCGGTATGGATACTAGAGATGTCATCGCGCTGGTATCCAAGAAAGTGTCCACCTCAGAAACAACAGTGGCGGCGGGTCGGGTGTCAGGGCGGGGCTCTTCTACAACAGGGGCTGGTGTGGGCAGTTCATCCACCTCTCCCCCGCCTAGATCTCCTATGTCTTCCGCCCCCATGTTAGATTCAGCAATAGCAGCCGCTGTTTCTGCGGCAGTATCGGGGTCAACAGCGTCGAAAAGCCCCGCGCTAACGCCAGCATCTGTAATAGCGGCGTCAAGATTATTCAAGCCCGCCCCAAGAGTGTCGTCAAGAAAGTCGCTAACAGGGCCGAGAACACCCGAAATGAGGTCCCCTATGCCGTGACCCACAGCTATTTGAGCAGCATTGGCGGCATTAGATAAACTAGTAAGAGCCGAGCTATCGGTAATGCTGCCAAAAGCAGAAAACAGTCCTCCAGGTGGCGGCAAGCCCATCTCGTCCGCTTGCGCGGCCTGCATGGCACCCGCGATCATGCCCATCGGGCCGGGCATCAGAGCCATGCCAATCATAGATGTAAGTGCGGACATTTCAGGGTTCAGAGCCCCTGCGATATAACTCGACGTAACGGCCTGATTAAATGCAGGCGTCCCCATTGGGGGGTTGGGTATGTTTACTACGCTCACCATTTGGCCCGTACTGGGGTCAACAGCTTGAGCAGACAAGGCAGCTATATCACTCGCCGTTACTCCTATGGATGCATGTGGGCTATTTGGGTTGGCGGCCATCATCGCCTGGGCCACCTCAGAGTTAGCCCCTAAGCTACCCGCCACCGAATATGAGCACAT